TCAGATTCGATACCTAAAAAATCAATTCTAATAGCACACCTTAAACATGCTCCCAGAAATACAGGCTTAACACACCCTTAGTTAGCATATGCTAACTCGCCGTTAATAGAAGAGGCCGTAAACGTCTACCACGTTCACGGCCTCTATTTTACTTACTGAATTCTGCCGGTATTTGTCACAATGTCTGCGAGCTTACTATTAGCCTCCGCAAGCAAGCCCTTCAAATCAGACAGTTGGGAAGCAACTCCAGCAATCACTTCCGCCAAATCCTCAAACTCCAGGAGCTCAACATGTGAGTATGCACCAGGGTTAGAGAAATGAACCGTTATTTTATCATGCTCACATCCCACAAACACGCTAGATGGATCATTAGCCGGCGTCGCCTGAGATGGAATACCAGCGCTCTCAGCATATTTGAATGGTCCAAAAATAATTCCATCAACTACGACCACATAAACATGCGTAGAATCACATTCAAAATCTATAGCGTCAACAGATGGCTCAATTTCCTTGAAGTAATTTTTCATTGGAACATCCTCCAAAATTAAAACTCACCAACACCAGGAAAAGTGAACTTAACGCAAATCCAGTATTTTCCTGCGCTAAAACTACCGTTAGCCCGAACACCTACGTCTGTGGCACTCTTCACAAGATTTACATCGCCAGAAGTGGACTCCCCGAAAATAAGGCTCGATTCAGCCGCAGTAAAGAAGCTCTCAACCCTAAACTTATTGTTTGGGATACTGGACTGTTTGAAGGTAAGAATATTAAAGCTACTTTGGATTTGGCTGGAAAGCGTTACACCTGCAGCGAACCCATTCCCTAAATCTACAACTTTGTTAATGGTGACATTACTACCAGCGCTTAACGCAACCTTGCTCGCTGTTCCGCCGATTGAATATACAGTAAAACTATTGTCGGTAGATTCGACACCTCCGGGAGACGCAACACGATCCACATACTTCTTGTTTACAGCGTCTTTATCGTCAACCGGATCGTCCAGCATAATGATTTTATGCGAGTGCATAGACATATCACGCAGGAAACCGCAAGACGTTTCCCTGGCCTGCAATAATACTTGACCCTGTCCTCTTAATTCAACTCCATCTGTTGCCATATGGATATAAGCACCGTCAGTTTTGGAATTCTTTCCACTGATACCGTTTACCCTGATAAAACTGTGGGAAGCCATATCTACATCAACACCAAACTGTGTCCTTGTACCAGTAACAGTGATATGGTTTGTGGAGCCCGCCTTAATGTTTACAGTTCCACCACCGCCAACAATATTATCAACACCGGTAATATTATTGCGCCCCATGTTGATATCGCCACTCATCGTCCCACCACTCAGCGGCAGATAATCCCCACCACCAGCCTTGCTATCCACATACGCTTTAGTGGCCGCATCCTGGTTACTAACAGGGTCCTTTACATTGGCAATTCTATTGCCCTCCATAGTCAGATACTTATCACCGCTTGCCTGAGAAAGGCCCATAACTCTCTCGTCATCGTAATTAAAACTAGCGAGCCCATTTTGTGCAGTAGACAGCGACCACTTACGTCCCGATTGTGTAGGAAGGCGCAACTCTCCAGACGAAACCTCTACTACGTTATTAGCGCCATCCCGATACACCGCAAGCGTAGCCCCGGCTACGTCACTAGCCTTAGCACCAACTTTGATACTAGAGGTATTCTCCCCATCCGGCTCCTGAGCCTCCAGCGTCACAGCGCTACCACCCGCAGTAGTCCGCTCCGCCTTCACCCTAGCCACCTTAGAGTTAAGGTTAGCAGTCAGCGCCGCATCAACGTCTGCCGCACTATGCCCGGTGCTGACGGACCCCATAATAGCGCCCTCGCCCTGAGACCCGATAACAATCGAATGGTCGGCATCGTTCACAGTGGCGCCAATGTATTCAGCGTCTCCTTTGAACTTGATATTTCCGCCCATCGTCCCACCGGCCAGCGGTAGATAACCGTTAAGCTCCTCTTTTGTCGGCACCTTAGCCGGGTCGGTAGAAATAGTGTTGCCAGAGATAACGATACCCTCGCCAGCCACATACTCAGTACCGCCTCCGCCGCCTCCGCCGGTAGCGTTCAGCACACCATCCTGCGTAATCGTCAGATTAGCGCCAACTTTTACGCCGCCCAGAGTGGTAGCACTAGCAATGGGCAACGTATATTCAGTGCCGTGAGTGTCAAAATACTTCTTGTTCACAGCGTCCCCATCATCAACGGGGTCAGCAACTCCCGTGATTCTGTGATCCATAGCATTGACATTAGTACCAGGCGCAAGCCGCAGCTCATTGGGCGCATGAATCTCAGTCACCCACAGCTCACCAGTTCCACCGTCAATCCCGTTTCTGTTAACATAGACAGCACCGGCATCAGTACCTACGTTGATATCCAGATGGGGAATATCTCCGCTCATATGCTGTTGGATGGTAATGGCTCCAATTTTGAGCTGTCCCGCGCCATTATCCGCATTGGTAAGCAGAGTAGCCGCTCCCAGAATACGGACATTTCCGCTCTCACTCTTCACGCAAACGTCTCCGTTATCACGGTAGAAAGCACCCTTTACCGTCTTACCATCCACGAGCTTAACAACAGCGGAGCCCTCCATCTGTAAATCCCCGGTCATTGTGTCCCCGGCCCTCTTAACATACGGGAGCGGGACATCTCCACTAGTAAGCCCGTTGATCTGGTCCTGCAAAAGCTGGTCCGCCTCAGTACGATTGATGACTTCCTTGTTCAAGTTCTGCTCAATCTTGAGGTCTGCATTAGCCCGATCAATAGCCTCCTGGTTGATATTACCCTGTAGTACAGCGTCAGCGGCAGTCCTCTCCGCCTCCTCTGTCTCAATAGCAGTCTGCAACTGCTTGTCGGCGGCCTCGCGGTCCTTGATTTCCTGGTCAATACGCCCGCCTAGAGCCTCGTCAGCCTCCTGCCGCGCCTGCGCCTCCGCCGCGTCAGCGTCCTTTCGGTCCTGAATCTCCTGTTTCAGAGCCGCATCAAGAGCTTTGATGTCATTCTCAGCGGTAGTAATGCGCTCCTCCAGCGCAGTAATCTCGCCATCGATTCTCTCAATGTCCGCCTGAATCTCAGCAATATCATCCGCGTTTTTCTGCGCCAACTCCCACGCCTTGTTTGCTACCTCGCTAACCTCGTCAACCTCATGGTTGATAAAGTCAATGTCAGTTTTCAGGCCGCCGACTCTCTGCACCAACTGCGCAATAGAGCTTTCAAACTGATTGCACCACCCTTCAAAAGGGCGCTTGCTAACCACCCAATACGCGGAGTTCTTAGGCATCTGCCAGTTGTCAGGGGAAGAGGTGAGGCTACCCAGATACTCCATGCCGCCGCCCGCAGTCGCGGTGATAACAGCTGTTGTACAACCCATGCCCTTGAGGATATTAGCCACAGTAATACCCTGCATCCCCTGCACGTCCTGCTTGCCGCAGTTGAAAAATACCTTGTCGCCGTTGCTAGATTTATAGCCAACCGCACAAATCGCCTGCTTGGTGGTCATCCCTTTAGCCTGCTCCGTGATCTCACCATCCAGAATGATGGGGATAACAGAGCCAATTAGGTCAACCACCTGATTCTGGCACAGAGTATCCTCGTCAGTATCGCCACCGAAAATCTTCAAGGCCCCGTGCCGGTTGAATCCGCCGCAGAAAATGCCACCCTCAGGTGTGCTAGCCATAGGCGCACCCATATACCGTGCTACGCCCTTCCACGGCGCATCCGTGGTTGCACTAATAATTGCGTTGGCGTTAGTCACAAAACTAACATCCTGAATACTCTGCACAAGTCCGGAATTTGTAGTATTTCCAAATGCAGGCATAAGCTTGATAAAGATGGGCTTACCACACTTGTCTACACACTTCACGTTGATAACATGGTAGGGGCAACTATCGTTTTCAGAGTACCCGCTTTCCATGCCAACTTCATCCCGGTCATAATACACATCATTGGACACAGCCGCGCCAACCACTCTGTCAAGAGCCTCATAGCAATTACGCTGAATTTGGTTCCATCTCAGGATGCACTCATTCACCCGCCCAGCCATTTCACACATCTGAGCCTGCACGTTAGGTCCCGGGATATTCACCACAGGTCGCACAGGAGGCGGCACAGGTGTCCCGCAAGGGCCCGGCTTACAAGGGCCGCAATGCTCAGGCTTGCAAGGATCGGGCTCACAGCAATGGTCAAAATCATGATAACAATCTTTCATCAGAATACCTCCATAAAGCACCCTCTAAGGGCTTCAATAATCATTTCGTCCACGTTGATGAAGGTTTTACGGAAAGCCGCCAGCAATTCAGACCCACTAATACCAACGTACCCGCTGACAACTTCCTCAATTCCGCTTTCCTTTGTCTGCGTCTCATCTTCTTTTCTATCCTTGCTTTGCGTATGCTTTTCATCTGTCTTGCCCTGCTCGATACCAGCCGTATGACGCTCTCCCGTTGTATCCTCAACGGTATCATTATGTCCCGTGGTATTTTCGGTGAGGTTAGACTTGCCGTTTTCATGCCAATCTTCATTATAGTCTGTAGTCCTATCTGTGTTCTCCGTTGTGTCTTCGTGGCATGTTGTATTACTCGTATAGTCCTTATTCTTTTTCTCAGTCTCTCCAACCGTCTCATTTTCAGTTTCGTTTTCCGTCACGTTCCTAGTCGTGTTCTCTGCTACCTTCTCCGTTTTATCCTCAGTATAACTATTGCTAGTGTGCGTACTTTCATCGGTGTTCTGGTCCTCTCCTGTTTGCGTTGCGTTGGTCAGATAGTTCCAGACAACACTGTTCTGCACGCCCCCGCTAGAATTAACATTCTTTTGAGGCGTATCCGAATAAAGCTTCGTTCCGTCCGTATTGACAGACCTCTCCAGCGTACTATCGCTAGTTCCAGACCCACTTGTCTTAGTAGTCGTATCCCGTGTCGTCTCTACCGTTTCATTCAGTGTTCTATCCTTAGTGAGCTCCCTGGTAATATCCTTAGAATTGTCCTCAGTCGTATTATCCACAACCTTAGTTGTAGAATCTTTAGTCCCGGTTACATCCTCGTCAACAACTTCCTTAGAAGTCTTATCGCCCTGCTTTTCGTATGTCTCTTCTGCCGTGTGATCTAATGTGCTATCATATGCTCCAGTCAAATTCCCCTTCGTGCTTTCGTCATCCCTATGACTATTCACGAAATCCCTGAGCATGACAGCCGCCGAATTCTCACCGGAATTAGCTACCCTAAGCAGATTCTCCACGTTCCTACCATTAGTCTTGACCAACTGATTCAACATGGGATCAAACTTAATTAGCTCGCTCTCATATAGCCTGTTATAGTATGGCATAATCTTCATCAATTCCGCGTTAAGAAAATGCTTGAATCTATCCGGCGTCTCCGCCCCGATCTGGTTAAACCAATAGTATGTTATGATCTTTCCTTCTAGGTGCTTCTTATGTTCCGGAATAAAGGTGCTCCACCAGTCGTTGAAAACTTCATATCCGCCCGAAACTAGCTCCCCCAGCTCTGGGTTAATCTGCCTTGTTCCGATCATCTGATACACCGTTATCTCCTCCCTCCTGGAAACCTTTATCCATCTCGATAAACTCTTCCATGAAATCTTCCACAGCGTTCAACTCCACGCCAACATTCAGCCCAAACATAGCATTGATTTCCTCACACGCCCTTTCCCTGCACCACAGCTCACTCTCGATAATGTGCCGTGTGGGATTCCTCTGCCCCTGCCCCTCCGCAGAAATAAGGCGCTCTTTCTTGTCGCTTGTAAGGCTATCGATTCCTAAGCTCGTGCAAAGCTGCTGCATGTAGTTTCGCACATTTGCCCACATCTCATTCAACACACAGTTTACACCGAAATTCATAACCTTAACGCTTTCAGGATTTCCGAACTTAGAGCCGAAAATAGCAATCTCATTTCCGGCAATTTTGTTCGCCGCCGTGATAGCGCTTTGCTTGTCCTTCTCGTCACACTGAATTGCAAATGGCCTCTTGATAGTCTCAGTGTGGATATCTATGCTTCTGAGTGCGTTTGAAATTTTGGGCGAATAGTTCCAAATAGAAAGGTAGTCCGGCGTCATAGTCTTATTAGCTCTAATCAACACACTATTGTCAATGTCAAATCTATGTCGATACTCGAAACTATACGCCTCTCTAACTACGCTCTCATAGTAGATGTTAAAAGGTCCGGGCAAAGTTACCGCCGTATGGATATACCCTAGGTCCGGGTCATTAGCAAACAGCGCCACGCCGTAAAACAGCAACGTCATTTCCAGCGCCCGCTCATTGCAACTATCCGGCAGGCCCGTCCATCTAAACCGACTTAGCGCCATATTGATGAATCGGTTATAAATTTCGATGGTCTGTTGTGCGTTTAGAACCTCAGCCCTCGCCCCGTTAGGTGGGAATACTATACCCGGCAGATTAGCACCGAAAAAGCAATCAAACAAATTTACCACCTCCTATACCGGCGCAGAATCTACGTTGTATTCCTTAGCGCCGTTTGTATAATCAAGTCCTTCTCCGTTAGGCCCTTTTACGTTCTGTATCTCTTTATCTATTGTCTTCCCTAGCACGATCGTAACAGCTGTTCCAATAGGTGTCGCGCATATTGTCCAACAAGCCAGCGCTCCCGTGTACTGATACTTGATAGACAGCAGAGCCAGATAGAAGCCTCCAGCCAACAAGCAGGCTAAAAAGAGCACTACAATCCAACCCAGAAGCCTGCTATACAGTTTAGAGCATGGCCCATTGCGCTTTTTAACCCTCATACGTAATACACCTTATTCCATATTGAACGGCCACTTCATGCTCAATGATACAGTCCCTATGCTTCTCCCATCCATGCATAAAATACGCTATGTGAGCTCCTGCCATTCTCTTAATAGATTCACCGATATTCAGAATCGGGTCAGAATAACTAACGCGTGGTTCAATAAACTCTATATTATAATCGCCCAGCTCATGGAACAATCTCAGTTTTACCTCCTGCCTTTTCCTCAAAACCTCTTCCCTGGAAAATCCAATCATGGGTTGTGAAATAAACACTTTCATTGTAACGCCTCCTAAACTAATATCGACTTGTAAACCGAACTTTGAAGTCATGTCCTGGTCTGGCCACTATAGCCTAGCCACTTTGTATTCGCTCGTAAACCGCGCTATTCACTTCTGACCTGGTCTTAACTGGTCTCTTCTGGGCTATACTAGCCTACCTAGGCCAGTCCATTACAGAAAAGAACTTGTCTTTAATGTTCGGTTTCATTACACATACGATTTGTCGTTATACCTCATCCCAGTCTAGCCCATTACAGTCCAGGTCTGGTCTTTAATTGCCTCTACGGGAGTTGACGGTAGACGCCGGGAGTTGAGTGTAGTTTACGGCACGGGATTTCCCAATGTTTTATTGAAGGCTTTAAGAATGGTAACTAATTGTTCTCTATTTACAAAATCCTGCCACATGTAATTTCCTTCGTATCCTGTAATAAGACCGTTTCTAATTGCCCATTCTCTGGCCTCTTCTGACCAGTTCTCTGCGTCATTGTCCTGTAGTGTCTTACGGTATTCTCTTACGATCTCTTCCGGGGATGCTCCACCGGCGCTTTTCAGGAGTGCATATACATCTGTTCTAAAGTCGTTCATCGTTTTGTTGTGCATTGGAAACCAGTGCATAACGTCAGCGTGATTGGATGCTACCCCTAGAGTGAAGCCCTCAGAGTGACAGATTAGGACATCCTCTTGTGATGGGTCCATCCTGTAGAGCCTACATAGATAGGCGCAGAGTTCTATAGCCTCTGTATATACAGCGTTGAAATAATCTGGGTCTGTAAGGCCGTCCTCACAAATCTCAAAGGAGATATAGGAGTTATTTGCCGATCCCCAACGGCCTGAACCGGCGTGCCACGCGCGCATGTTCCATGGGAGGGTCTGCACGGTGGCAATGGAACCGTCATCCAGCCTTCCAATAAAGGCGTGTACGCAGGTTTCAATACCGGGGTGGTTCCAGTCATTACCGTTCTTGTTTACGCCGATACCGTCTTTGTCTGGCTGAACGTATCGTTTTAGGTTGGGGTTGTTTGCACCTGTGCTGTGCACCATGATTCCGCGAATGTTCAGCGGTTTTCCTGCTTTATAGCAATCGTTATTAGTCAGGTAGTTCCTGATTAGATGCATCGTTGTACGCCTCCTTTAGTTCAGCGGTTAAGGCCGCGTTTTCTTTTGACAGCTCCATCAACTGGTTATATAATTCTGCGTTTTTCGTTTCCGCGTATTCTAGGTCGTTTTGAAGTTCCTGGTTGTTGCTCTTGGCACTTTGAGCACCGAAAAAGAAAGCGATAACAACAGAGTATATGGTCATAAAGTCTTGTGAGATTGTCTGTTTATATGCCATAATGCAAAACACGATTGTCAGGGCGATTGTTACTAGGGATTTAACGGACATGAGGTTAGCTAATCGTTTCAATAGATTGGTCATATAATCCACACCTCCGCAGTGTATTTTACTAGGTTGAAAATGATAATCATTCCTGTGAGAGATACAATAATATTTACCACTAGGTATGTCAGCCAATATGCGGTATGGTTGATCGGTTTATTTTTGAATACTGTTCTGGACATAATGTAGTGTAGACGTTTTCCAACCGGGATTAGTAACATATAGATTGCCAGATAAATGAGCACTAGAGCTACAACTGTTATAAACTCAATGGTCATGTAGTACCTCCATTTTGCCTTGTATGTAGTTCACTGTTGCTGTAAGTTCTTCCACTTGTTTTGATAGGGTGCATATTTTAGATTCTACTTGCTTTATTCTCCACTCTGTCACCTTGTTGGCTGAAACAATTCCTGCGTAAGTTCCAACTAGCGTTCCGATTAGAGAGAGTATAGCAACAATTACAGTTTCCATGGCAACCTCCTAACTCTTGTTAGCGGACGGGTTGGAAAAGTCACCGATGGCTCTTGCTCCTACGTTCCAGAATGTGACACCAGCATTTAGCATTGCTTCAATGCGCTCTCTGTAGACGGTTGGAATAGCACCGGATACGTGACCCTCAGAAGTCTTAACAAAATTCCAGCATGGACGGCTGTTGCGCTCTGGAACTTTCAGCCTCATGACCTTGTAGCCGTAGCGGTCGAAAAAGCTGTCAACTGATTTCATGATGCTCTCGTTGCACATGTACCAGCGGAATTTGAAGCCAAACTGGCCAATTGAGGCAGCTAGGATGGGGTCAGAAGACACAGAGCCATTAACAGCGGCTGAACCCTTTTTGGCCTTTGTATCTGCATCCCAAATACTTGCCGCACTACTGAGGCCACTTGCAACGAGTCCCGGAACGGCGGCCATTCCTACCCCTGTGGCAGCGGCGGCTCCTGCAAGGATGAAAGATCCAGCTGATTTTGCTGTGGTTGCTAGAATGTTTACTTTGTTGGTCTGTTGATACTGAGCATATTGATTTCCAACCCATGCACCTTGCGGAAATACGGTGATTGCGCACCCGTATTCTCCAGGGTTTCCCATGTAGTCATAGGCGTCTGGCGTTGCAATGATTCCTCCGCCGCCTCCGATAAAGCGCCCGTAGATATGGAAGTTAAACGTGCCTTGTGTTGTGATTAGCTCGGGTTTGTATGTCACTGTCTCGCTGTTCATGCCTTCCACTTGCGCCACGCAAAATTCACTAGAATAACATTTCGCATTTCTGCAAAGGTCTGGCCCAATTGCTCCGCCGCTTTGCCACGGCGGAATAGTTTCAACTGCTTCTGACAAATCGGATAGGAAATCGCCGGGTACGGAGTAAACGCCTAGGATATTCTCTAGCTTTCCCTCGCTTGATTCTGCTACGCTCTGCAAATAGCTGTTAACGGCTCCTGCGCTTGAAAAAGTTCTCATAGTTAAGCCGTTAAACACATTATTTTCTACAGTGCCTCCAAACATTGGTTGACCGGAAGAATCATAAGGAGTGAATACCACAAATGTATCTGGTGCGTATGCCTTTATTTGGTCATATACAACTTGGTCTGGTGTGCCTCCCATTCCTTCGGGTATCCCAATGTTAATCCAGTTTGGATTAGCTCCGTTCCAGTCGTTCACGACATGCTCTCTTTCCACTAGGCTGTAGGAGGTTGGCCAGTTTATGTCCCCACAGTAGGTGCAAAATGCGTCTACTTCAAAATAGATGGTTGTTGTGTTCGGGTTTACCCACTCAACCCCTGTAATGTTCGCGATAATCCAGCGCGGCCCGGTGCCGGTGTTTTGCCACATGATAATGTCGCATGTAAGAGCGTCGTTATAATTGTATTCTACGCGGCAGTATTGCCGCTCGTCTGCTCTCTGGTATGAGTATTGGGTGAAAGATGCCTTTACTTTTCCGGCTAACCACCCTTGCATTGCGGCGTTGGATTCAAAGTAGGGTTTGTTATACTGATCTATGCCTGTATTTGTGCACAGATATATAGTTGTTTCGGGTCTCCATAATGCCATGGTTTCACCTTCTTTCTATTGGGAGGGGCTTGCGCCCCTCCCTGAATTGCTCTTCCGCTGTGCGGAGGGCCACGCAGTTGTGGAAGGGAGACAAAGAGAAGGTGTCCCACGCATGCAACCAATAATTCCAGTTCATCGCGGAGCCGTTATAGAAGGTAGTGAAACGGCGGAGCTTTTCGCGAATCTGGAATGTTTTGGTGTCTGCCAGCACTGCCAGCGTCTTTCCATCGGCTCCCAGATCGTCAACGATAATCTGTCTGGCCAGGTAATCGGAGTAACTGAGATTAAACGCCGCGCTAAGTACCTCAACTCCGATATTTGCAGCTACATCCGCGCGGATGATGATCAACTGATCTTCGATGGGGCTCCATGTTACGCGGTCGTTTCCGGTGCCGCCCATTAGCTTGTAGTTGTTGTAGGCGCTGGAAGGGAATGTGAACAGCATGGACATATTGCGGAGCTGTACTTGGAACTGCTTGCCGGTGGCCTCGTTGTTGGGCATTACTGCTGTAACTGTTTTCAGCTTTCCATCAGTGATTGCATCAACAACTAACTGTTTAGTGTACTTGAATTCATCAATGGTGTTCGCATTGTAAAGGCTGTCTACAATGCCCTGAATGAGGTTTTCAAGGGCGTTCCAGGAGACGAAAGCGTTTGTAAGCTGTTCGTTGTTGATGGTCACGGGATATTTGTCCTGCCGGTTCAGCCGATACCACGCGGCGGCCACATCGGGCTTTGTCATTTTCAGAACCGCGGCCATACCAGTTTCAGTGCCATCATATGCCTGAGCGGTAGCCGGATTCACGTGGGCTTCCTCAACGTCAACTCCCAGAGGCTCAGCGTTTTTGCGGAGCATAGACAGAGGGTTGTTCCACATCTTGCGGTAAAGGATGGTAGCAACGATCTTATTTACCAGGGCGCTCAGAAACTCGTTGGCCATTGCATCGTATGCAAGGATAGGATTTCCTACGTCCGCCAGATTTGCGGGAGTGGCTACAGGCACAGCGGCCTTATAGGCGTCACTCGCATCATTGCGGATTGCGTTCATCATTTCAGGGCTAGCAATAGGGTTGTTCTTAGTTGCCATTGTTGTTATCCTCCTTATAGATATTCTTTAGAAAATCGTCAACTCCAACCGGCTCTTCTTTGGTGGTTTCCTTGGCCTTGTTCTCAATGGCCTCAGCCTGAGAACCGATCTTCAGAAACAGGTCCATATTTGCACTCTTGAGCCGCTCATTTTCCTTGGTGACGTTCTCATTGTTTTGCGTAAGCTGTTCCATTTTTCCGATATTATCAATGATAACGTCTTGCATCTGGCTCAATAAAGTCGTTAAGGTGGCCTGATCTCCTCCCGCGGAGATAACTTCCTCAGAGAACTGCCGGAAAGAATCCTGTGTAAATTCGTATGCCATTTTGTAACCCTCCATTTGTTATAGTAGCTTTCTTAGAATGGGCCATGCTAAATTCTTTACTTTTTGTGTCTCAAATCTCAGCATGCCAGCAGAGAAAGCATCCATTATACCTTTGATAACTATGTTGTTCCTTGTGGCTAATACGGTTGAATTGTTGTGGTCGTTTAATGTTAGGCTTATTGTTATCTTTCTTGTGTCATCAGTTTTCTCTGATAGATAGAAAATACCAGAGTTCATGTCCCTATACACGCCAATTTTGAAGCCGTCTATTAGTATCGTTGTAACATAGAAGCAGGCTGTAACCATCTTTTCAATGAATGAATCCGTGTCTAGCAAGAACTCGTTGTCCATTGAATAGGACCCATATTCTGTTCCGTCTATCAGACGCCCAAATCTGGTCTGTTTTACGTGGTTTACGTATGCTGGGTTTGTGACTGTCTCTAGTTGGATGTCCTTTAGTAGCTTTCTTTTCTGCCCTTTCTCTAATGATAGGTTGAAATATAGGAAATAAGGGTTACTGAATGTGACGGCGTTACTCAAAAATAACACGGGAACGTCTCTGTCTCTTGATATTGTTGAGTAACATTCAAGGAAGGTTACAACCTCGTTTTGAAGGTAGCGGTATGCGCCTGCTCCGATGATGAATTCGTCAAAGATAATCAATGTGACGTTTGGAAACGGCATTGATTTAAGCATCACTGCCTTTGACAGCGGGAAATACCACCCGGCCACTTCCTTGTCTATCCTGAATAATCCGCGGTCCGCTTTAAACTCGTGATCCGGAAACTCCTGCATGATATCATCGAAAAAGTTTCGCATCTGTGACTGAGGCATTTCTGTATCGTACCTTCTAAGATATACAAATTGTTCGCCTTTTTCGGTGAAATTTTTAATTGCCCTCTTTTTGGCTCCGTAGGTCTTACCAGCTCCACGAGCGCCTACAACAAAATTAAATAACCTGTTTCTTGAGAGCGTGTCATCTGCATTGTAATACATGGACGTGTCCTTATTGTCCACTTTATCACCTCTGTAAAATAAGGGAAATCCTTGCCCTCCACTGTGTCAGCACACCACCGCCAATTCCCACCCGGGAAGGCTCTTCGCCCCGGTGCCCCGGACGGGGACACTAGGAAAGCAAGGACCCCTCTAGGGTATTGTATCATAATGAAAGCGAGTTGTCAACCCCTTTTGCCTTTTTTATTTTGAAAGTTGTCTCCTTCAAAATGACGCCGCCGGGGACGATTTTGGGAAGGAGTTTTCCGTCAAATACTGCTCCTTCTGTAAATTCGCTTTCAGTTATTGTCTCTTTGACGTTCTTAGGCATACCGGCACATTTTATGTTGATTTTTTCTTGATAGTCTTTCCCTAGCGTTACTTCTAGGTAGGTTTTCTGACGTATAAATTTGGCCCGAATGAATGTTTCTTCTAACTTAAATGCTCCTAGGGCTTTGTTGTCTACCCACAGCCCTTCCGGCGGCTCTGTTCCTGATACGTGTAGACTGTCCGTGTCTGCATATATGAATCTATCACCGCAAATTTGTGCTCCGCGGATTATCTTGTCTCTGCAATAGGCTGTTATAAAACAGGCCATTGGGATATATCCGCCTTTTCTTATCTCCTCCTCTGATAGCTTAAATCCTACTCTTCCATCTTCCCTTAGATATGGGATGCATGACTTTCCTCTTTTCTTTGATCCGAATTTTCCGTACAGAGAGTTTAGCATTAGTTTCGCTATCTTCTCGCGCCCGGGGTTTCCCTCTATTCTAGCTTCGGTCTTTTCGTTGTACCAATAGTCTATGTATTCGTCAAATAGGCCGTGCGTTCCTTTTAGCATGTATCCGCCGCACCACTCTATTACATTAACGTCATAGTGATCGAATACTAGCTTCTCATCTACGCTTGTTAGGTATAAATAGGTTGGCTCTATTGATTGTGTTAGATACTCCGTGTCGTGGTACATGAAATGTCCTTTTATCTGTATGCATGGATAGTGATTTGGCTTTAGCTTAAATTCGCATAATATGCATTGTATGTATAGTGGGTACATCGGGTTTTGTTTGTATCTCTCTGGAAAATATACCGGCTCTCCGTAGGGGAGTAGACAATTTTTCATTGCCCACGGATACATTGAATTTACATCAAATACGGCTCCCTCTTTTACATCCTTGTCTTTGTATGCTGGGTTTACAAATGTAAATCCGCCTTTGTACGATTTCTTAAAGTCAGTGAACGTTGGTAAATCTAGTTCCGGGTATCTCTGTTTATATTGTTCTTTTCCTAGTCGGGACATGTAATCGTGCAAGGCGTTTGAGCCAGTTGTTAGTCTTGTTTGATTGTGATCAAACATAAATTTAAGGGCTTTTGCTAATATTATTACATCGTGAGAAATATAGTCTTTTTCTTCTTGCGTTAGTATGTGCCCTATTTCTCTGTCCTCGTGGTAGTCAATTTCTAGCTTCTTTTCCTCTATCCCGAAAGATTTTGGCATATCAGATATTGGCATTGGAAGTATTTTCAGGGAATCTATTATTTGGATTTCATCGTCTGATCCTGATTTCCTATCTGGTACAAATCTGATCTGATACCATTGCCTCATGTCTGATATTAAGGTGCTAAACTCGTTCCTATGTATCTTTCTATATTGTGAGTGAACATATCCTTCTTTTAGGAGGTGGTCTACAATAAATGTGCCGTCAAATTTCAGGTTGTGAAAGTATATTTTACCATGTAATTTTCCGATATATTCTATGAAGGTCTCAATCGTCTCTCCATATGATATTGTAGATTCTATGTCATATATGTCGCAAATGCACCACGCCCAAACACGGCAGTCATCTGGATTTGTGGTTGTTTCAAAGTCAGCCGCATATATTGCCATATCATAGGCTTTCCCATATTCCCAGAATGTACGCTAGATTGTTTATGAACAATTCTAGGTCTGAGAGTATATCTATCCTTGTTTCTGGGATACCTATTGACGCGTCAATCACTTCTTTTGATGCAGATGCAACGACACCTATTATTTGCATTACAAGGTTTGTCACTTCATCGTTTTCTCCGTTAGACACGTTCCATAATTGAAGAGCTTCGTAGGCGTGTCTTATATAGTTTTGTCTGTATGCTTCTGTAAGTGGGTTTGCATTTTCGGGTTCTAGAAACTCTGTTTCTAGCCGCTGGCGCTTCTCTTCATCTGCTATTATTTTTGAAAGTGTTACTGGCCTTGTGCCATACACGGGCTGTGTTGGAAATCTCCCTAGGCGCTCTTGTGCTTCTGCCTGCGTCGCAACTCTCTTTTTACGTCGTCTGTTTTCTTCTGCTACTGAGCGCCTTATTAAATCAAGAGAAGCCTTTGCTATTGGCCGCCCTTCAAAGGTTGTTAACTCTAGCCCGGCTCTATCAAATCTCTGTAATGTCTCTATTCTGCGCTTGAATCCCTTTGCCGATTTTATTTTGCCTGCTTCCTCTGTATATGAAAGTTTCGGCGGTAAATATTCTCTTAGCTCTGGAGACGTTCTTTTAATTGCCGACTGCAAGCGCCTGTTATAGTTCTTTATCTCACTTTGTAGCTTTTTCAGCTGTTGTTTTGTTGGGTTATAGACACTTTTATTTTCAG